CAGGTATACCAAATATGCTTATGATAATGATTAATACTTCTAAAAATATTAATAAAGAAGTAGGTGTTCCTTTTTTTATATGTGGAGTTACTAGAAATAATGATTTTTTAAATCTTAAAATATTTGGTAATTTTGTAACCAGAGAACCTGTTGGAGATGGTCTTTATTTTTATAAAACAAAATGGTCTAGATTACCTTCACATAGAATTGAGTTTTTTAGAGACCAATACTACAGTGTAATGTCAACTAGTTTAATCACCTTAAACAGATATAGAAAAAGAGGTTGGAATTTAGAAGATTTTAGAGGTACTTTTTGTCTAAGAACTATAATTGCTTTAAATGCAAATCAGAAGGCAGCTGAAAAACTAATGGATTCTAGATTTGCTATAATGTCAGGATTTGCTACCCATACCAATTTTCAGGAACTTATAGCAGAAAAATTCTCACCACCATATAGAAACTCTTTAGAAGCTTGGTTGTGTAAAAAATTATTAGAAAGACTTCCTTCTTTTAGGTATGAATTAATGAATCCTGCAAACATATCCATAATAAAGCCAATAATAGAAGAAACAAATATAAGGTCTTCAAAAACTATAGGAGGAAAGTTTAAATTGAAAGGATTTTGGTCAGATAGATTTTTGTATTCAATAGATGATTTAATGGATGAAATCTTTCTTTATATACACACTCCGAAAGAACCTTCTGTTCAATTCCATCAACAAATTGAGGCTTTAAAAACAATAATAAAGTATGAAAAGCTCTATAACACTTATACAAAAGAAAATAAATTGGGTATAATGAATTTTGAAGAAACCACCTCCTATCTTAAATCTGAAACTATAATGGGATTTTCTTCTAATTTCCTTTATATAGCTACTCTAGATTATTTACAACACAGAGCAACCAACGTGAATAAAATAATATTTGATTGTTTGAATGAAAGAATAAATGATATGAATAGTACTAAAGCTGTTATAAGTGATGAAAGGAAAATGACTTTTGATTTCTCTGAAATGAGTTATTCAAAAATTTTAAACTTGAAAAAGAAATATTTATTAAGCGAAAACTTTATAAATTCTAAATACCAAGATCTTTATGAGAGAGGAATACTTGCAAGAAAACATTTTAAAACAAAGATTGAATATAAAAAATTTGTTGAAACACAAACTAGTAATGGCTTTGAAATAAATCCTAGACAAATAAGAACCCCGATTCAAAGAAATAAAGTTCATGATGAAATTTTAAGATATATAATAGATTATGAAAAGACATTTATCCATGAATATGGACTAAATTTTTTAAAAAATGACGGGAAAGTTATTTGTGATATTTGTATAAAAGCACAATATGGTAGTAAAAGGGAATTTTATGTTATGAATATGGGTTCAAAAGTACTGGCAAAATGTGTGGAGAGTTTTTTTAAAAAAATGTGTGAGATGTCTTATACAGAAATGATATCAACACCAGGTGATACAAAGATGTTAACAATACAGAGAGTTATGGATAGAATAACAAAACACGCTGTGGAAAATAACTTCAAAATATATTATGTTAATGGGGACTGTAGTAAATGGTCTGCTTCTGAAATGATGGAAACATTTTTAACTATGCTCGTTGCTTTTGAAAAGAAATTTGGAGAAAATGATTATTTTTCCTTAATAAAGTTAATAATTGTAAAATGGATGCATAAAAAAATACAAGTACCAAAGCAAGTATATGAAAAAGTTTTACCTTTAACAGAAGAAACAAAATATTTAGAAGAAATAAGTGATGAAATATTTGAAATGGATAGCACCCAAAACTTTCTGCAAGGTGTTTTCAATTATATGTCTTCATTCAAAGCAGATGTATGTAATAATTATGCTCAACAACTTTGGAAGAGATTAAATCCAGATTCTAAAATATATTCAGAATACATGGTTCATTCCGACGATTATGTTTTATGTGTTAGTTCTCCAAATGAAGAAGAGTTTGTTAAGTTTAGAAATATGCAAAAAATATGTATGAAATTGTGCAATATAACCGATAGTTCAAAAAAAACAAATTGCCAAAATGTTTTCTTAGAATTT